GGGGGGGGGGGTGTGGGGCCGGGGGGGGTGCCGGCTTCCCCGTCTCAATCCCCGCCACGCCCGTCCAGCCGCAATCGGTATTGGTGCAGGCGATGCGCGACAAACGGGTGAGGGGCGACTGCGGCTGGCTTTTATGGGTCAGGCATCCGCTGCCGCAATAGGGGCAGTGCACCGCCACGTGGAAGCGTCCGGCCGTGTTTTTATTGCGGTTTTTAACCGGCATCGCCGTCCCCGTCTTCACGGCAGAAATAACGCCGCGTCAATTCGATCACGGCCGCCTGTTCCGACACACAGCGGCGGAACACCGCCAAAAGCGCGGCGAGCTCCGCCGCCGTTACCTCGCCGTCGGCGGTCGATTCGCGCCACTTGCGCACCATCTCCCCGCCGCGCTCCATAATGTTCAGAAAACGCGCGCTGATTTCCTCCTCCGCCAAAGCGGCGCAGCTCACATCCTCCGGCAGCGGCACAAACACCCCGCCGCTCTCCGAGGCCACCGCCTCGGCAAAATCCGTGCGGCCGCTGATACGCTGGATCAGCATCGCCTCGTCAATGCCGATGCGCTGGCCTTTCACTTCGTACAAACGGTTTTCCAAAGCGGGCTTGGTGTATCCCAGCACCGCCGCGACTGCCGCATGGCCGCCGCTGACCGACTTCGCCATCTCGCGGATGGCATGGTTGATTTCAGATTTCATCGGATTCCTCCCGTTTTGCCAAAACTTCGTCTAAAATCGCCGAAATTTCGCAGTAGATTTCATTTTTTTTGTCGCAACAATTCAATCAAACGAGGCGCATATGGAGAATCCAAAAACCGCAGCAAATCCAAACGTGGCAGACGCAGACGCATGGCATTCGCTGGCATATATGCTGATGGAGCAGCTTCTGCTGTCCGACGAATACAAGCACGGCCTGCTCGACTTTGAAGAAGGCCTGCCGCAGTCTCTGGAACACACCTGCTCCGAAGTAACCCGCCGTCCCGAATCGCTTCAGGCTGCCCGGCAGGCCTATCGGGAACTGCTGGAATGGTCTGTGCGCTGGATGCCGTACTAAGCACCTCATTCTCACCATAAAATTCCTGCGCCGCTTGGCGGATTGAATCCGCCGCCTGCAAAGCCGCATTGCGCAGGCGGCGCGGATGACGCACCGCTGCCGACTTCGCACACACCGCCGCCATGCCATGCTTGGCGGCATATTGGCGCAGATATTTTTTAAGCTGTTTCTTTTTCATGGATTTGCCCTTTCGTCCGTTTAATTAAATCCATAAATCCCCCTGATATTTCTTGGTTACGCGCCGTCAAAGGCAAGGCTAAGATACACACACCTCGCCGATGACCGGCGGCACGTCCGCCGGCTACGCCGCCCGTGCCAGCCACGCCTCCCACGCCGACTGGGTGGCTACACACTTGTAGTCTCGCGGAACGGCGCAATCCGCCCCGCTTTTTAGCCATTCACCGTCGCCGCGCCCCTCTATCCATGCCTCGAATTTAAGGCGTTCGGCCTCGATCAATTCGGCGTCGTAGTAGCCGGCCGCGCATGTCATATTGTGTTGGTGTTGCATTTTCCTGCTCCTGTTTGGGATTGGTTTTTTCCGTTAAAATCGAATTTCATACATCACTTAACGGAGACACTGCTTATGGAACTTAACGACTACCTGAAACCTCAAGTTCAAGAGGTTCTCGACCATCTGTACACCGAAGAATCAGACGGCATCGAAGAAGTCCGCGACGACGGCGAACTGTATTTCCAGATGCATCAGAAGGCGGAGGCGATGTTTGCGCTGGACGTTGCCCTGAAGGTTCTCGAACGCACCCCCCGAGGTATTGCGGATTTTCGGCAAGAACTTTGGCGATTGTGGCAACACGGCCCTTCGGATCTTCAGCGCAGTCTTGCGGAAGCAGCATTGCAAGACTTTGACGGCAATATCCTGCCCACACGTCCTCGCGAATAAACACCCCGCTTCTTTCCAGCGCGGCTTCCATTTCGCCTAAAGCCATATGGATCACGGCTCTTTTCCTTGCCCGGATATGGGCCTGCGCCGTCAATACTGCCTTGATTTCCTGTTCGGTCATTTTGTTGCTCCTTGGTTGGGGTTGATGCCGTCTGTCCGGCGGGTCAAGCGTCTTTCCGCTTTGCCATTGCCCCGTTACAATGTCATTCCCATTAACCTGCAACGGAGTAAAAAAATGTCTCCCAACAGCTATGAAGAAGCCATCGGTACAGTCGGACTCGACCCGCTCATTGGGCGGGAACAGGCGCAGAATTACCGCATGACCGCCCATCTTCTGGCCGCTCTGCTTGAAGATCGTCCCGACCTTCGAGAGGAAGCAGCATCAGCAGCGCAGCATCTGGCGCATGAGATGCCCAATGAAGCCCAAAGCCGGCGGCTGCTAACGCTTGCACGACACATTCGGGCGGCGGATTGGACAGCCATCCGGCAGGGATAACCGCCAGCGCGGTGCCGACCTCCCCGGCGGGCGGAAAACCGCCCGCATTCAACCATTCACAAGCCTGCACCCGTTGCGGATACATCACCGACTTCTCCAAAACATCGAACGCTTCATTAACATTCATTTTGCTGCTCCTTGGTTTGGATTGATGCCGTCTGAAATATGTTCGTTCGGCTATAATCCGTTTTCCTGTTAACTGAAAGAAAACACATGGATTCGACCGTTATTTATCCCTTGCAGATCGACTCGCCGCTTGAGATTCGTTACGACGCGGAGTCAAAAACATTATCCGTTTCCTGCTATCAGTTCGCGTCTGACCACAGCAGCGTGAAAATGGCGCTTCAGTTTTCTGCGCAGGCAACACAACAAATGCTTCGGGCGGTCGAACATCTTCAAAGTGAATTCGGCCTAAGGTCAGAAGCAGCCGGTACGCCGCCCAATCTGCAATAGCCGTTTTCCATTTTTTCAACCGTCCGCCTTGGGCGCGCGGTTTTTCCTGTTCGGTCATTTTTCTGCTCCTTGGTTGGGATTGATGCCGTCTGAAATTTGCAATTTGTGCCGACTGTCCGGCGGGTCAAGCGTCTTTCCGCTTTGTCATTGCCCCGTTACAATGTCATTTCCCTTAACCTGAAACGGAGTAATTAAAATGAGACTTTCCGAATTTGAAGTTTTGCAACTTGCAGCTACCTTAGCCGCTCCTTATGCTGATGATTATCGAGGTGATGATCATTATTATGTTGCACACATGTTCCGCATTGCCGACGCCATCAGGCGCGAACTCGAAGTGCGGCAGCCAAAAGGTAGGGCCGAAGCCGATATGATTTAACCCAAATCCTTCAGCTTCGTTTCAAGCTCGCGGCGCGGGCGGTTTTCTTGCGGAATCCGCCCGAACCGCAAACGGTTCAGCCGCTTCAACGCCTTCAGGATTTTGCGGTTTACCGCCTCGATGCCGCCGTGTTTTTCGGCGTCTGCCGCCATATTTGCGCCTGCCCGGTAGGTCTGTTCCTTCAGCTTTTCCCAGTCCTGCACGGTAACGATGCCGCTTTTCAGCGCGCGTTTCTGCCATTTCTTCAGTTTCATTTTTCTGCTCCTTGGTTGATGCAGACTGCTTGTATTCATTCTGCGCTTTCCCTAAGATTGAATCTCTTACCAAACAACTTAAGGATTTAAAATGTCTATTGATAAATACCTGACCGAAGCCCGCCCCGATTTTGACGATGCAGTCAGCCGATTGCTTGAATCGCATCCCGAGTGCTTCGAGGCTCCCGACCACCGGCTATGCATCCTTCACGAGGGCAAGCCCTACCGCTCCATCGCCTACAATCACGATCGCCACTATGTAATCCTCGATATCTTTTACGACATCGGCCTGCGTGATATTGCTTGGCGCGACTATAGCAAGGCGGTCAAAGGTTACTCGCTGGCATTTGATCTGATTGCCAATACCTGATCCCGACATTCGAAGCCGCAGAATCTTGTGTTCGCATATTTGAAACCGTAGACCCTTACTTCAGACATGCGCGGCGGCTCATATTTCGGACTCATGGCCGCCGCTTTTTCACGCCCTGCGGTTTCTACCGTATGCAGCCAAATGCCCGACAAAATGTGGCAAACGGTTCTTTTGATTCTCATTTGATTCATTTCCCTACTCCTTGGTTTGGATTGATGCCGTCTGAAATTTGTTTGTACTGCACTGGAAACTTTGCTTTTAGAAAATTCATTTGGGCTTTCGGAATACCGTTTTTCTGCCATTGGGAAACGGCTCCTCGAGTTATTCCGCAGATTTCTGCAACCGCTGACACGCCCCCTAGTTCTTTGATAAATTCGATTTGTTGCTCTGCTGACATTAGGCTTTCTAAAGTTTTATTTTTTGCCTTCTCTACGGCCGCTTCTCGGATATATGCTAAAACTGGTTTATTTTCTTTGGCAGCGGCAGCTTGTATTGCGCTTAAATCGCTGTACTTAATTCTTAAATGCACTGATTGCGACACGCGATTTCCAGAATCCCTTCCGCGCCAAGGTTTTTCGTTCGTGGTTTCCATAGTAAAATCTTCGTGGTTCATATATCGACGCGGCTATATTACTCGCGTAATTCAAAAAATGGAATATGATAATTCAACAAATTGAATTATTTTTAATATCCATCTGTTTTTTATAGGTATTTTATGAGTAGAGATTTTAGCAATGTTATGGAGCGCGTAAAATTCGCCTTGGCCGCTCGCACAGGGAAGGAAATTGCCAAAATGCTAGATACTGCCGAATCTAACGTTTCTAATTGGCGCGCAAAAAATGAAATGCCTAGCGATTTTTATATAAAAATTGCTGAGAAAACAGGAGTTTCTTTAGATTGGCTAATGATTGGAAAAGGGTTTCCATATGATGACGTTAATACTCCCCCTTGGGTTGAATTAGATCAACCAAACTGGATAAACGACCTTTCCACAGAAAGAAAAGAGTTCTTAAAAAAACTAAAAAATAATTACCAAAAATATATACAAGAACATATGCAAAAAAATGAATTAGTTCAAAATACAGAATTTTTACCCTCTGTCGACCCGTCATACGATCTTTCCGATCCTTCAGACGACCGCATCCGTTTCGAGCGGCTGGACGTCATCGCCTCGCTGGGCAACGGATACGTCAACAACGAAACGGCGGAAGTCGTCGATTACGTCCACGTCGATAAGGCATGGGCGCGCGAAAAACTCGGCGGCAACCTCTCCCGCATCCAAGTCATCACCGCCCGCGGCGATTCCATGCAGGGCACCATCGAAGACGGCGATGTGCTCTTCGTCGATACCTCCGTCCGCTGGTTCGAGGGCGAGGGCGTCTACCTGCTCTCTTTCGCCGACGGCCTCAAGGCCAAACGCCTGCAAGCCTC